CTTACTGAATGCATGGTTTTTGGAATGGAAGACACCGGTGCAGGACAGCGTGGCTTTGCTTTACAAATCAATCGCGATAACGCCGCGGATATTGACTTCATTGTCAGAGGCACCAGTAACAATAATTTGATTCGAACCCGTTGTGAAAACGACCAGGTAGGCATAGGAGCCAACCCCGACGGCGCTATCGGTTGTGTGCTGCACGTGGGTGGAACCACCATGTCTAGTGTCCCCGCGCCTCGCATGACTACAACCCAGCGAAATGCTTTGAGTAATCAAGTGGGTGGCTGCATGGTTTACAACATTACCACAAACAAACTCCAATGCTATAACGGATCTTCTTGGCAAGATTGTTTCTAATACGCCTTTTCTTAACAAGAGCACTATTTATTAAGAATAATAGTATTTTAGGAGATGAATGAATGTCGAGCATGTTAGAACAGGCCATCGTCGATGCCGCTGCGCTTCGAGAGGCCGCATTAAAAAACGCCGAACAATCACTAATTGAAAAATATGCACCCCAAATTAAAAAAGCAGTGGAAACAATGCTTGAAGAAACTACAGTCCCCCAACGCATGAAATATGAAGGATCGATGGTTAACATCGTTCATGAAGCAGATGCGTCCGGAATGGTCACTGTTGCCGAAAGAGGAGGGAAGCCTTTTGTAGTACGAGAATCCGAACTTTCTGATGCATCAGATGATGAACTGCTACAAGAAGAAGAGATGGACATGGGAATGGGAGGAGGCGAAAGTAGTGCTTCTCCAAACGCCTCAATAGAGGCTCCTTTTGCTGGAAATCCTAATGCACAAAATGATAAAATGGTTGACTTACGTCTGGATATCGCAACTATGGAAGGTGATATTGATATCAACCTTAGCGATTTGGAAAAAGAAATCTCAGACATGGATATGGCTGGAGAGGAAACTTCGATTGGAGACCTTGCTGGTGATATGGAGGCCGAAGAGTCCGGGATGGATGATCTTATGGGGGGCGATGAATTAGTTGCTGATGAAGGTGGAGAAGAAATGGGAGAGGAAGAAGAACTACAACTCCAAGAACTACTTGATCTTCTATCAGAACACGATGTAGAACCCCTAGAAGAAGAGTTTGCCCCCGGTGGTCCTGAAGGGGCTACCAAGGCTGGGTGGGTTACAACCAATGCTTCTCACCAAGAGTACCAACAGGATCTTCAGAATGTCGCTGACAATCTATATCCCCTTGAAGAGGATGATGATGACGAGGATGATGAAACCGATGAAGAAGGTGATCCTGTAACGGAAAAACTTTACGAAATGATTAAAATAATTAAGTCTCAAAATAAAGATTTAGAGACAGTCGTTTACAAATTGAACGATAAACTTGAAGAAACTTTGCTATCAAATGCAAAGTTGATTTATCAAAACCGCACACTATGTGATGCCTCCTTGAATGAGCGACAAAAAGTAAAAATTGTCGAAGCCATTGCTAAAGCGGAGTCCCCCAAAGAAGCCAAACGTCTTCACGAAACACTAAGAACGACAGTGGGATCTAAACAGAAAAAAGGTCCACAATCACTGAGCGAATCTGTAAATCGTCGATCGAATTTGTCTGGTATTATCAATCGGGGACAAAACTTAAACGAACGCCAAACTTCCGACCCTTTCTTTGCAAAGATGAAGAAGTTGGCAGGCATTAAATAACGTAATAAGGAGGTTAAATATAATGTCTATTGTACAAAAATTATCCGAAGGCATCGTCAACCGCGATATGGCCCGAGAAGGACAAGCACTTCTCAACAAATGGTCACAAACCGGTCTGCTCGAAGGTCTTCAAACCGAGACGGCGAAGCATAATATGGCTCGTCTTCTCGAAAATCAAGCGAAGGAACTTCTTCGCGAAAGTAACACTATGTCAGGGGGATCTGTTGAAGGTTTCGCTGCTGTTGCATTTCCCATTGTTCGGCGTGTATTCGCTGGATTGATCGCTAACGATCTTGTTAGTGTTCAGCCGATGAGTCTACCTAGTGGTCTCATCTTCTTCCTTGACTTTACCTTTGGTACGGAATTGGGAGACGCTTCTATTGGTAATCTACCTCGATTTGGTAACATTCCCGGAAAGTCCATTTATGGTACTGATCAGGTTGGTTCTCAAATCACAGGTGGTGTTGACATCGTCGGTGCTACCAATAAAGTTAACCTTTCCGGTCCTCGTGACTTGGTTGGTTATGCTTATGCTTCTCCAACAGGAAGTAAAGCAGTTACCGTAATTGGTCAAATCCGTGATTCTTTTGCAATCACTTCTAGTATGTCCGAGGCACAAAAGAGATATCTTCTGTATGATCCTGATATCCTTGCTCTCATGACTTCTGCAGGAACCACAGCAACTCACGCTGCGTGTGTCATCGAACTATCTAAGTCAGTATTGTTTAAAAACAACGCTGGTATGCCAGACGCTGACTTTGACAACCTCGCGGCCTTTAGTGCTAGTGCTGGGTTTGTCACTGCGGGTGGTGGTTTTGTCAACTTGAACAACGGACAAGTTCGTCGTTTGACCAGACTGATCCCCTCGGCAGACTCGATGGGATCAGGTGCTGGATATACTGCTGTGGAAGGCGTCCGATTTGTGGTTGTTGGTAGAACTGGTTCTTCCGATGAAGTTCGTTCGTCGCCCTATGCTGGTGTTACTGCTGCTGGAGCCACGATTACTACTGGTGAAAGCATTATCTTTCCAATGAAAGATAATCTGACTGCAGGTCAATCTCTTGGATCGGTTACTGGTGCTCAAGAATGGGGTCTTGAAGATTCTACTCTTATTCCAGAGATCGACATCAAGGTTGATTCCGTTGCTATCACAGCAATGACCAAGAAGTTGAAGGCCAAGTGGACTCCCGAATTGGGACAAGACTTGAATGCTTACCACAACTTGGATGCAGAGGTAGAATTGACTTCTATCTTGTCTGAGCAAATCGCTTTGGAAATTGATCGTGAGATCTTGGCTGACTTGGTAAATGGCGCTACTGCTGCTACTTACTATTGGTCTCGTTCTCCTGGATTGTTCCTAAATAGAGCCACTGGTGCAGAAATTGGAGCGGCTTCTGCTGCGCCTGACTTCACCGGTACAGTGTCAGAATGGTATGAAACTCTGATTGAGACTATTAATGATGTCTCTGCTCGAATTCATACAAAGACACTTCGTGGTGGTGCTAACTTCGTTATCGTGTCTCCTGAAGTTGCTAACATTCTAGAATTCACTGCTGGATTCCGTGCTAATGTTACAGCGGATGCTGACAAAGGCGAAATCGGCGCCGTGAAGGTAGGTTCCTTGAACCGTAAGTTCGACGTTATCGTTGACCCTTACTTCCTTCGCAACGTGGTTCTAGTAGGTCGTAAAGGCTCTTCATTCCTAGAGTCTGGTTATGTTTATGCACCTTATGTGCCTCTGCAAACCACTCCCACGATCTTCGGCCCTGAAGACTTCGTACCTCGCAAGGGTGTGATGACTCGTTATGCCAAGAAAATGGTTCGACCTGATATGTATGGTCTAGTCATTATTCGCGGACTCCTCGGAGAGGCCGGCGCTACTGCTTAATTGTAGTTGAGTCAAAAATAAGATACCCTCGATCTTCGGATCGGGGGTTTTCTTTTTTGTGGCCACTACTTATAATGAACCTTCGGGTTTACCTATATTTTTTGATATGATTATAAAAGGAGGATTATGATATGGGAACGAAAAGAGTAGGCCTTGCGAGAACGCAGGCCCTAATACAAAACTTGGCGAGGTCGTTGAATTTGAGCGGCACCACCCTCAACGGGGTGTTAAAAGGCATTCTTGATACAGTTACGACAGATACGACTTTGACAGCCGGGGATAGCAACAAAGTGATTCGTTTTGATGCGGGTGATGTAAGTGATGTTACAATCACACTTCCGACAACGGTTACTGCTGGTTTGATTTATACATTTCTTTGCGTCGGCGCAAGCGCTAAATCGCTTTTAATTGATGCTGGTTCGGCATCACTTGTTGGCACGGTGTCAACGCAACTTGTGGACGGGACCGACGCGTCACGTGCGGCTTATAACCAGACCGTACTTGGTTTTGCTGATAACCACATTGTTGGCGATCATTGTACAATCATTGGCGATGGCACCAATTGGCGAATTCTAGAGGCTATGTGTGCCACAGGATTTACTGCTAGTTAAACTAAAATATATCTTTATATCTTAAAACCCCTTCCTCACGGTTGGGGCTTTTCTTTTCTAAACACTATTTAGGGAAGTAGGAGAATGCTATGGGAAAAAGAAAAAGAAGACACCTAGCCAAAATGGTACAGCGTAGAAACGAGGACTCTTTAAAAGTAGAACCCGCTACGGAGAATTCATTAAACCAGGCAAAACTTGTCTCTAAAAACATTACACCTAAGAAAGAAACAGTTCGGTTGGAAGAACCTACGTTTGTAACCGAGGTCGCCGAGGTAGAAATAAAGAAAACCCCTACCAAAAGAACTAAAACCAAAAGAGCCCCTCCTAAAAAAACCACAGCGAGAAAAACTACAACTCGCCGCAGAAAAATTAATTCCTCCAAATAATTATGTGATATAACTTAAACCTTCGGTCGTTCTTACGTCGGAGGTTTCTGTTCGTTGTGACTATTTACAAAGAGCGGAGGAATAATGAATGGCTTTTCCAAGATTATCACCAGTGTCGACCACATCGGCAATTACTCTACCAGCCACTGGTACTTATAGTAATGTAGCGTCATCATTGGCAATTGGTTTCTATACAGGAAGCGTTGCGTTTCTGTCTGGTGCTCAGGCACAAGTGGCCTACACCTATAAAAGACTTGGAGGCGATGTTTTAGACATTGAACTTAAAGCAGACAATGTTTACAATCATTATGAAGAAGCGGTTTTGGAGTATTCTTATATTGTAAACCTACACCAGGCTCGAAACTCTTTGGGCAGTGCTTTGGGGGCACAGACTGGGTCTTTTAATCACAAGGGCGAGATCAGTGGCACAGTCAGTAAGTCTTTAAAATATCCTAAGTTCTTATTTGACTATGCATTTCGAGTAGCAGATCGTTTTTCTACTGAAGCGATTATAGGTGGTACGATGCCTATTTATTCTGCATCCTTGGATAGTGTTGCTGGTCAACAAGATTACAACCTGCAGACAATTGTTAGCGCATCGGCACAAGCAGGGGGAGTTCCCTATGCTCACCTAGTAGGATCCGGAGTAAACAAGCCTAAGAAAATAAATATTAAACAGGTCTATTACCTAACTTCTCGGCAAATGTGGAGATTCTATGGTTATTATGGAGGCTTAAATGTTGTAGGTGATATGCATAACTATGGTCAATATTCTGATGACTCAGACTTTCAAGTGATCCCTGTATGGCAGAACAAAATTCAAGCAATTCAATATGAAGATCATTTATATACACGCACTTCTCATTATTCTTATGAAATTTTTAATAATATTTTAAGACTTTACCCAGCGCCAGATAATGTTTCACCCAGCAAATTTTGGTTTAGATTTACAGTTCATGATGCAGATCCATATAACAATTCAGGGTCTTACGATGACAACATTAATGGAGTAAATAACTTAAGTACTCTCCCCTTCGAAAATCTTCCATTTGCCAACATTAATTCTATGGGGCAACAGTGGATCCGACGATTTTCCCTGGCATTGTCAAAAGAAACCCTAGGTCAAATCCGAGGAAAATTTGGTAACTCTATTCCAATTCCTGGAGATAATGTGTCCTTAAATGCTACCGAATTATTAGGCCAAGCCAGCGAAGAACAAACCAAACTCCGCGAGGAACTCAACACACAATTGGATGAAACACTTTATTCCAAATTGGCCGAGACTGACAAGGCAATGATAGATAATACTAACGCAATTGCGGCGCATTCTCCGTTAAAGATTTATGTGGGGTAAATAAATGGCAAAATGGACAAGACCAGCACAGCCTCCTCCGCCAATGTTCCTAGGAGAAAAAGAAAGAAACTTTGTTAAACAAGTCAATGATGAAATTATTGAACGAGTTGTTGGACAACAGGTTCTTTATTTCCCCATTGACATCGAACACACAGAATATCATCCTCTTTATGGAGAAGCCTTACAAAAAACGTTTCTACATCCAGTAAGGGTGTATGCTTTGGTAGAATATCAGGGAATCGAAACCACAGATATGGATAACTTTGCCCTAGATAAATCAACTAAAATTAAAATAAATTTCCATCGACGTCGATTAACCGAAGACCAAAATCTCTTTGTAAGAGAAGGGGATTTTGTAAGATTTGGGGAGATCTATTATGAAATTGTAAAACTAATAGAACCCAAACTACTTTTCGGACAACCAGAATCTCGATTTGAAATTCAAGCCGAATGTATCAGAGCCAGGGAGGGATTATTTGATGCCAAGTGAAGAGATAATTCCATTTATTCCATCTACGCTGGAAACCATAGACACTGCAGTATATAAATTTCTAGATAAGTTTCTCGATCCCCACACCATGACCAATAGCGGAAGATATAAGATCCCCGTGTTGTGGTTAGGAACTGAACGTGTTTATCAAATTAAAAATGATAAAGCCCTTCGTGACAAGACAGGAAAACTCAGGTTGCCCCTTATCACATTAACCCGGACAGCCCTGAGCGCGGATGATGCATCGGTTGGGTCTTACCAATCTTATTTCCCTCAGGATCAAACACCAGAAGGTGGTCGAGTTGCTATTACTCGCGTTATCAAGCAGGATAAAACGAGAAATTTTGCTAACGCTGATACAAATCAACGCACAAAAGGAGATCCCAATCGTCTCGATCGGAGGCACCCAAACAAGAAGGTGGTTTATGAAACCCTTTTAATTCCTAAGCCAACTTATGTTACTTGTACATTTGAAGTTCACATTAGAACAGAGTACCAACAACAAATGAATGACATCTTACCGGCCTTAATCGTAGACCAGAACAATGTGGCTGTAGTCGAGGACAGCGGCTATCAATATGAACTTTTTATTCAAGAAGATTTTGGCTTGGACAATAATATAGGCGCACTGGGAACAGATGAGCGTATGTTTACAGCAAAAATTGTTTTTAAAGTCTTCGGATACTTAATAGGAGACGGCGGGAATAACACAGAGGCCACCATCATTCGTAAACAAAATGCGGTTGAGTGGAAAATTTCTCGAGAAAGAGTTATAGTAGGAGAGAAAAGGCCCTGGGCTAAAAATATTCCGGGTGATGACGGGAAATTTCGAGAATTTTGACTTTCGACATTTACTAAACTATTTACTACGAATAATAACGTATTGAAGGAGTATGATTAATGCCTACGAAATTTGATTTTATTTCTCCGGGAATCCAACTCAGAGAAGTCGACCAGTCCCAAGTGCCACCACAGGTGGAAAAAGATGGACTCTTGCTAATAGGGAGAGCCCGACGAGGTCCGGCGATGAAACCCATTAAGGTCAATAGCCTTAATGACTTTGTTGAAGTTTTTGGATTGCCAATAGATGGCGTCCGACAAAATGATGCTTGGCGTAATGGAAATACAGGCGCGCCAAATTATGCAGCCTATGCCGCCCAAGCCTATTTGGCTGCAGGGGTTGGACCGGTCAAGTATGTAAGACTTTTGGGTAAAAGCCAAAATGGAGTTACAACCGGTGTTAACGCACCAGGCTGGACAATGGGAAGTAACTTTGTTGTCAACCCATTGAGAGCAGGTTTACTGGGCCCCAACGCGGCTGCTTACGGACTAGTTCTTGTTCCGTCAGGCTCAGGTCCAGGTGGTGCTGTTCCTCTAGACGCTACGTGGGCAGACTATAATGTGTCCGCTACTGGGACTTTGGCTGCAATCTTTTACGTTTCAGGATCGGGGATTGCCCTTAAAGGCAATCAACTAACTGGAAATCTTGACTTGTTCGCTGGTACCAGTGCTCAGTTTTCTAACATTGTCAGCGCAAGTACTTTGATTACAAGCAACGCTGATAGTTGGGGATTTACTTTGGCACTTTCTACAAGTGTTGCTGCTCCTGAACTGTTTACTATTAATTTTGATGAGTCTTCTCCAAATTATATTCGTAAAGTTTTGAATACTGACCCTACTCTCTTTTACAATTCTACCAATTATGGTTCGAGTCTTACTAACGAGTCTTATTTCCTCGGAGAAACATTCGATGTAAATGTGAGTAAACTATCTCAACAGTCCACCGGTAAAGTGTTTGGAATGATTGTGGGCCTCGGCCAAGCCGGCTTGGCTAATTATGATGACTATCGACAAGAGTTAACAGCAGCGAAATCTAGTTGGTTCATTAGTCAGAGACCTTATCAAAAATATCTATTTCAATTGATTGCTTTAGATGATGGTGAAGACTTTCAGAATAAGTATTATGTTAGAATCAAAGACGTTGTCTTGGCTACAGTAATGCGCCCCGATGCCGGCTTTACTCTTCAAATTGTAAAGAAAGGGGAAACAGTCCTTCAAGACGCAGTGGTGGAAGAATTCACCAATTGTACTATGAATGACCAAAGCCAAAATTACATTTCGAAAAAGATTGGAGACATTAATACAAGTTGGAATGCGTCCGAAAACAAATTCGATGTAACCGGTCTTTACCCTAACAGGTCTAATTATGTTCGTGTGTCAATCGCACAATATTCAGAAATTACACCCGGGGATGTTCCTGTGGGATTCTTGGGACCAGCGGTTCCTTCCACTATCACTCTTAAGGGTGATGGAAATGCCTGGACTCAAACAACTGGAAGTTCTTGGATACACGCATCAAGTTCTATTGCTATTGGAAATGAATGTTATGATGATGCCAGTTCCTTCTTCGAGAATGTTCCCATGGTTGCTGGTTGGCCTCGTTATATGACGGCTTCTATAGAGTGGCCCAACGTGGGAATGACCACGGCTAATAGCAAAATGGGATCTCAGAATTATACTTTTAATGAATATTTTGGATTGCGCCATGTAAAAAGCACTAGCCAACTTAACGATAAAAGTTATCAAGATGTCATTCGAGGTAGAAAATATATCGATATGCATATTGCTGAGCAGGCTGTATTTAGTTCTGCCGGTTTTGTTTTCACTCTTGAGGATATTGTTTCTAGTTCATCAGGGGCCTCAACTTATTATTGGTCCTCGGGTTCTTATTACTCCAGCGCCAGTGTGGCTGCAAACCTAGGCTTCAGCGGTAACTCCGGACTGATTAAGGGCAAACGAATTAAACAATTCTCAGTTCCTTTTTATGGTGGTGCCGATGGAATAGATATTCGATATGCTGATCCGTTTAGCAATTACAACCTGAGTTTAGGCTCTTCGACTTATCCATTTTATACACTTGACACTGCTATGGAAATGGTTCGAGACCCAGAGAACATCCGCTATGAACTGATCTCAGTTCCTGGTCTAGTTAATGGGGCTAACATTGATAAAGTTATAGACATTGCAACCCAACGAGCAGATGCTCTGGCTGTTGTCGACCTAGATGGAATTTATCGTGCAACTTGGGATAACAACGGTACCGTTCAGAACGCTACCCTTAACACCGTAGTGAGTACTTTAAATACCAGAACGATTGACAGTTCTTACGCTTGCACTTATTTTCCAAATGTTAGAATGAAAGATACTATGAATGGAAACGAGCAAGTAATGCATGCACCACCTTCTGTGGCTGCAATTGGAGCACTGGCAAAGTCTGAGAGAATGTCTCAACCATGGTTTGCTCCGGCAGGATTTAATCGTGGTGGACTTTCAAGACTTGGAGGCAGCAACGGACCAGTTGTTGTTGGAACAAGCCTTCATCTCACCAAGGATAATCGTGACACGCTTTACGATGCAACTATTAACCCCATCGCTAGATTTCCAGCCACTGGTGACATTGTCGTCTTTGGACAGAAAACTATGCAACAGATTCCATCAGCATTGGATCGAATTAACGTTCGTAGAATGATGATCTATCTAAAAAGACACATTGGTGATATTGCCGACACTATTTTGTTTGATCAAAATGTTGAGGCTACGTGGTCACGGTTTAAAACAAGAGCAGAAAAAATTCTCGAGAACCTTAAATCAGATTTAGGTGTTACTGATTACAAACTAGTTTTGGATAGCAGCACCACAACTGCTGATTTAATCGATCGAAATATTATGTATGCAAAAATCTTTGTAAAGCCTGCTCGGGCTATTGAATTTATTGCAATAGACTTTATTATCACTCGAAGTGGAGTGGAATTTTAAAAAACCACTAATTAAATTATAGGAGAAAATAAATTATGAGTTTTTGGCATCAACAACAAATGCAACCCAAAAGGAATTACAGATTCCGAATTAAGATTTCTGTTCTTAAGTGGGATGGGCAACCAGCCTCTGTTATCTGGTGGGTAAAAAACTTTAAGCCACCGTCGTATACTCTCTCGGAAGCCACACATGATTACATGGATAATAAATATTATTGGCCAGGTCGTGTAACTTGGGAAGATTGTACAATGCAGTTGGTAGACCCTATTTCTCCTAATGCCGCTGAACTAACCAATCAAATCATAATAGATTCGGGTTACTTGATTAAAACCGATACAACTAAAGAACAATCCCGCACCATAGGTAAAGACCAATCGGTTTCTATGAACGGAAATGTAGAAGTTGAAGTTCTCAGAGCAGACGGCTCCATTGTAGAAAGTTGGGTTATGAAAAACTCTTGGATGAAGGGAGCAAGTTGGTCTAATTTAGATTACACCAGTGATGATCTTCGAACAATCGATGTTACTTGGCGCTACGACTGGGCAACTTGCACACATTATGATGAAAAAGGTGTGGAAAGAATAGATCAGTTTGAAGCAGGAAAGCCAGAAAAGTTACCAACCCCAACGACCTCTCAAGCATAGGTGAACAATGGGATTTTGGAACGTATCTACGACAGAACCTACAAGAAAATTTAGATTTATGATCGCTGCTTCTAGTGGACTTAAACAACTCAATGATCGTTGGTGGTGGGCAACATCTGTTCAGAAGCCAAAAATGACGGTTAACACTAACAGTTATCAATTAACAAATCATAAATTTAATTTTCCCGGAATAGTAACATGGGATCCAATTTCCATCACAATGGTTGATCCAGGAAATCAGGCTCTTATGTATTTTGAGGCTTTAAGTTTAGAGTATCGACCTCCGAGTGATCCATATGGATCGACCTATGGAGGGTTTAGGAAAGAGCCTGATCCGGAATTCGGCCACGACCCCGCGGAGGGAGGCGAAGCCCCTTCTATCGATAAAATAGAAATTATTCAATATAGTGCAGGAGGTACTCCTCTTGAGACTTGGAGTTTACACGGGGCTTTTATCAGTGGTTTAGATTTTGG